GATTAGCTTATACAGTGTTTGAAAATGCTTCAGGATTTAGTATAACAGTTATAGATACAAATAGTTATAGTTTTGATTGCGGAAGTAATGCAACGCTAACAGGAAACTCAGGAGGAATGACTGTGACCGCTGGTCCAGTTACATTAACACCATAATGACATACGCAGAATTAGTACAAAAAATTAGAGATTACACAGAAGTAGATTCAAATGTTTTAACATCTACTATTGTAGATGGAATTATTAGTGATGCAGAATTTAGAATATTTAGAGATGTAGATTCTGATAATAACAGAAGATATGCAACAGCTAATTTAATTGCATCACAAAGATTTATTGATGTGCCTGGTGATTTATTGGTGGTTAGATCTGCACAAATTGTAGATGGTGGATCAGGTGGAACTAGAAATTTTTTAGAATATAGAGACACAAGTTTTATGTCTGAATATAATTCAACCGGTGCTACTGGAGAACCAAAATATTACAGTATGTGGGACAAAGACACTATTGTTTTGGCTCCTACACCTAGCTCAACTTATGAAATTCAGTTAAACTATATCTTGAAAGACCCTGGTTTATCTGCTACAAATACGACAACATACATCAGTAAGTATTTTCCCAACGGACTATTGTATGCATGCTTAGTTGAAGCATTTTCTTTTTTAAAGGGGCCAAATGATCTCTTGCAATTATACGAAGGAAAGTATAAACAAGTAGTTGAAGGCTTCTCTATAGAACAAATGGGAAGACGAAGACGAGATGAATATCAATCAGGTGTTCCTCGAGTCGGAGGAAAATAAGGAGATAAACTATGGCTATAACACAAGCAATTGCAAATGCGTTTAAAAAACAATTACTAGAAGGTGATGCGAATTTTTCAAATTCTGGTGGTGATGTTTTTAAACTAGCTCTTTATACTTCTTCAGCAACTCTAAACTCAACTACAACTGCTTACAGTGCAACTAACGAAGTTGCAGACTCAGGTACTTACGCAGCGGGTGGAGATCCATTAACAGGTCAAACTACAAACATCGGAACCGGAACAGGTAAAGGTGTTGCGTTCGTTGACTTTGCGGATTTATCATTTACAGGTGTAACGTTGACAGCTAGAGGTGCATTAATCTACAACACATCTTCTGCAGTTACTAATGCAGCGGTTGCAGTTTTAGATTTTGGAGCGGATAAAACAGCTACGTCAGGAACTTTCACAGTACAGTTTCCAGCAGCAACTACTTCAGCAGCTATATTAAGAATATCTGGTTAAGGAGAATTAAATGGCGTTAGTCGTAAACGATAGAGTTAAAGAAACCTCTACCACTACTGGTACAGGTACATTTACTCTTGACGGAGCAGTAACAGGATTTGAAACTTTTTCTAGTGCAATTGGAAATACGAACACAACGTATTATGCAATTGTAAACACTGTTAATGCAGAATTTGAAGTTGGATTAGGTACAGTAGCAGCTGGCACTCTAGCTAGAACTACTATTATCTCATCATCAAATTCTGATAGTGCAGTAGATTTTGCAGCGGGAACAAAAAATGTATTTGTAACTTTACCTGCATCAAAATCAGTTATACTAGATTCAAGTGGAAATATTGTTGCAAACAATGGAAGTAATTTAACAAATTTAAATGCAGATAATTTAGCTTCAGGAACAGTCCCTGATGCAAGATTTCCTGCTACATTACCAGCAGCTGATGGTTCAGCTTTAACAGCTTTAAACGCAACACAATTAACTTCAGGCACCGTGCCTGATGCAAGATTTCCAGCGACACTTCCAGCAGCAAATGGTTCAGCACTTACAGATTTAAACGCAACTAATTTAGCAAGTGGTACAGTTCCTGATGCAAGATTCCCAGCAACACTTCCTGCAATTAGTGGTGCTAATTTAACAAACTTAGACGCAGATGATTTAGCATCGGGTACAGTCCCTGACGCAAGATTTCCAGCAACACTTCCTGCAGCAAATGGTTCAGCTTTAACAAATCTTGATGCTTCAAACGTTGCCTCAGGAACTTTATCATCAGATAGATTACCAACAGTACCAACAACAAAAGGTGGTACAGGTTTAACTGCAATCGGAACTGCAAATCAAGTTCTTGCAGTAAATGCAGGAGCAACAGCTTTAGAATATCAAACTATCTCTGCTGATATAACAGGTGTTACAGCAGGAGACGGTTTAACTGGAGGCGGAACTACAGGTGACGTTACATTAAATGTTGGCGCTGGAAACTTAATTGATGTTCAAGCAGATCAAATAGATGTTGATCTTTCAGAATTAACTACATCTACATCAGACGCTGATGGAGATTTCTTTGCAGTAGTAGATGCTGCTAACGCACAGAAAAAATTAACAAAAGCTAATATTGCCATTTCAGGTTTCAATAATGACAGTGGTTTCATTGATGGATCTTCTTTAAATGCAGATAACTTATCTTCAGGTACAGTACCCACAGCTAGGGTATCAGGTTCATATACTGGTATAACTGCAGTCGGAACGCTTACGTCACTTACAACTAGCGGAGATGTTACGTCAGATCACGTTTTACCAAATGCCACTGATACCTACGACTTAGGAGGTGTAGGAAATGTTTGGAGAAACGTATACACTGGTGACTTACATTTATCTAATGAAGGAAAAGAAGAAGGTAATGCTATTGATGGCACAAAAGGTAACTGGACTATTCAAGAGGGTGAAGAACATTTATATATTTTAAATAATAAATCTGGTAAAAAATATAAATTTAAGTTAGAGGAAATTTAATGATTTTTAATTTTGACACAAAACAATACGATAGTGAAAAACATTATTCTGATCTATTAAAACCAGAATTACCTAAAGAAGAAAAAGAAGAACAAAAAACAGGAGCCTAATCCATGGCCCTAGGAGTTAGTGCATATTCAGAGACACCTTTCGGTGCAGAAGCTTCAGATGTAATTGCATATCCATTAGGTATAGAAATGACTATGCAGGAAAATGCTCCTGCTGTTACAGGTGATGCAAATGTACCTGTTACAGGTCAACAACTAACCTCTACTTCAGGAACAGCAAACGGTTCTTCATTAGTGGTTGTTAATACAACCGGTCAAGCTTTAACAGCAGCAGAGGGAACACTTACACAATCATCAAATCAAGAGATTGATGTAACAGGTTTTGAATTAACTTTACAAGCAAGTAATCCTACTAATGATACACTAACAGCTTTTGGTGAAGCACCTTTTGCTGCTTTAAGTCCAGCTACATTTAATATTCCTGTTGAAGTAGAAGCGACTGTTGGTGGAATTTTAGTAGGAACAGAATTACCTATGTCATTAGGTACTTTATCAGTTATAGCTGATGCTAATACTGGTGTTACTGGTCAAGCAATGACTATACAAGAAGGTCAAGCTGAAGCAGACGACGCAAGTGCTGAAACAACTGGCCAAGCTTTAACATCTAATTTAGGTACAGCAGTATTAGATGCAAATACTATTGCAAGTCCTTCTGGCATAGAAATGGCTATGCAACCGGGTCAAGCAACTGCAGATGATGCTAGCGCTGAAGTAACAGGTATTGGTTTTTCTGCAAATATTGGAACAGCTGTTTTAGATGCAAATACTATTGCAAGTCCTTCTGGTCAAGAAATGACAATGCAGGAAGGTCAAGCAGAAGCAGATGATGCAAGTGCAGAAGTAACTGGTCTTACTATGACAATGGCTCAAGGAAGTGTTAAAAACGTAATGTGGAGTGAAGTAAATACAGGAACAATCCAACCATGGACGGAAGTTGACACTGCTGCATAAATGAAATATTATAATATAATTTAAGGAATCTAAAATATGGCAAATTCGACATCAGCAAATTTAAAATTAACCGTTCAAGCAACTGGTGAAAACTCAGGTACTTGGGGACAGATCACAAACACAAACTTACTTATTCTTGAACAAGCAATTGGTGGATATGATGCTGTTGGAGTTACTTCAGGTGCAACGTTAGCATTTTCAAATGGTGTTTTATCAAATGGTAAAAATCAAATATTAAAGTTAACAGGAACAATTTCAGGAAACGTTAATGTAACTATTCCTGATTCAATTGAAAAAACTTATATTGTGGAAAACGCGACAACAGGAGAACACACTGTAACATTTAAAACATCCTCTGGTACAGGTGTAACTTGGACAGCAACTGATAAAGGGACCAAAGTTCTTTACTCTGATGGAACAAATATTGTAGAAGGACTTAGTTCAGTTGGAGCTGTAACAGCCACAGGACATCTTGTTCCCGGTACCACGGATACTTACGACTTAGGGGCTTCTGATAATGTATGGAGAAACGTATATACAGGAGACTTACATCTTTCTAATAAATTTAAAGAAAAAGGTAATATAGTCGATGGAACTAAAGGAAATTGGACTTTACAAGAAGGTGAAAATGATATATTTATGATAAATAATATATCTGGAGAAAAATTTAAAATTAATTTATCTAAGATAAAAGGAGATTCATAATGGGAATATTTTCAG